TGGAGGAAAAATAGAAAATAAAGATTTCATAAATATTTCATCAGTTTCAGAAATATTAAAAAAAGCAATGATACGAGAATTTATAGAGGAAACCGGTCAAAATATTTTTATACCAAAATTAAAAAATGATATTTTTATTTATCATCAACACACAGTCATTTTCAAAACAATAATTAATAATAAAATCCCTCCAAGTTTTTTTAGGAAAAATAATGAAGTCATTAATTACTATTGGATTCATAAATCAATGATTTTTCAACAAAATTTAGAGTCATATGTTAGAAGAAGTTTACAAGAAATGAATTTTTATTTGAACACCGCAACTAAACTGAATAAAAATATTAATTATATCAAATATTTATTTATTACATCGACACAAATGCCTAAATTATATGAAATAACACCAAATTTAGGATGTTATATTAAAATAGATTTGACAAATGATTTTAATGGTTGTAAATATAAATCTTCTTGTAACATAAAAAGACCTTTTATAAAATCATTTGATCAAGGTTGTGAAATAAATGTGACAAAAACAATTAATTTTCATAAATATAAATTTGCTAAAATAATTAAACAAAATAAAACGCCTCATCAACACTGGCATATTGATAACTACATTTGGAGTAATTGTTTATGTTAAATAAAATAATTTTATATTGTAAAGTATACTAATGTCTATTTATGAAGCATTAGATAAGGATAATGAATGGAAAACATTTTATCCTTTAAAACTGGATGTAGTATTTGGAGATCAAATACTTGATCTGTCATATGATTTACTACCAAAAATAGTTTATGGAAAAATTGCTATTGATAAAAATAATTGGAAATATTTGAGAATAAATAAATCAAATATAAGAATTAAAAATATAAATTAATTTTTTATATGTAATATAGTTTTGCCAATATTTTGAAGTTCTTTAGTTGACCATAATATTTATTGTCAATATTTAATTTTATTACTTGAATATTTTCATTTTTATAATTTTGACTAATATCAATGATATATTCAATATTATTCAAATTATCATCAATTTCTTTTTCTGAAAATAATAAAAAATCTGGATTTCTATTTATTAATTCAACAATATTTTCAATTTGCATTTGTTCTTTTTCGTTTGATTTAACCATTAATTGTTCGAAATATTGATTATTTATTGTGATATCATTAAATGTAAAAAACATGGTATCAGTTCTAAACTTGATTTTAAGTGAATTGTAGTTCAATAACATATTTTTTAATTCATTTGATCCAAATAACCAATTAATATCAGTATTTATAGTTTTGTTCAAATAATCCGACACTGCAACAATATAATGATGTCTAGATTCTTCAGCTAATCTACTGAAACGAACACTACTTTGTCCACCTTTAGATTGTCTCTTTATTAAATTGGCATTAAGTGTTTTTATTTTTTTGAATTTTCCATCGTATTTGTATATCAAGCATTCATTTCCACTTATAAAAACAACGTGTCCCAATGACTTTTGTTCAAATAAATGTTCAAATCTAAATGTTTCAAACTTTTTATTACATGAATTGTAAAATTCTTTTATTGGATTAGGTGGAATCATTATTTCAGATATTTCATTATTATATTGATCAATACCAACAAATAGTAATATACCATTCTCAGGAATCATCAAAAGTTTCATTTTATTGTTTATCATTTTAAGAACTCTGACAACCGATTTTTTATTGTTTTTGTCTTTTATGTTGTCAGCTTGAGATATTTCATTATTAATAAATGACGGGTCAAAGACCATACTGTGGAATAGCGAGAGTTATCAAACTACTAACAGTGAGACCATTACAAGTATTTAATTTATCGAGTGTCATTTATATATTATATATATTGACAAAATATTTTTAAATCAATTTTTATATTTTTATATCTATTATTAATTTTACCAGAAAAATTATTAATGATCAAGTAAAAATATAAAAATTTAGCATATAAAACTATGTTTTATAGCCTGCATGGTGTACTCTAGCACAATTTTTTAATTATTATTTTTCAAAAATTTCTAAGATGTATAAATTTAAATTATAGTAATGACTATTTTTAACATAAAGTTAAAAAATTGTCATGGACTATTTTTAACATAAAGTTAAAAAATTGTCATGGACTATTTTTAACATAAAGTTAAAAAATTGAAATAAAAATAAATTATAATAAGTGTAATTATCAATGAATTGTTTACCATTTCAAAAATACTTTTTTCATAAACCAGAATATTTTTTAAATATAACAGATTTCGAAAAATATATCATTGGTAAAAATCCAAAAAAAATTAAACATAACAAATATATTGTTCGTGTTGTCAAGGAAAATGATATCGATTTAGCTGTTCACTTTGATCTACGAAGAAACAGAGTTAATGTTCACGTTAATAATGGTATAATAACAAAAGTTGATTATTGGGGATAAAAATTATTTTTATTGATCTTGTAAAATAATTGGAATTTGTTTTAACATTACGTTTAACATCAAACTATTATCAGAAATAACGTGATGCTTTTTAAAATATTGGTAAAAATCATGAATATTAATTGAAATATCTATTTTATCACGTAAAGGTATTTTGTTTGCAAAGATAAATTCATAATATACAATAAATTAAATAATAAAGTTCATGGACATGTTATAAAATAATAGTTCAATTTAAAAAAATATGCTAAAATTATTTACAAAATAATCAGAATTTTTATTAATAATTTCATGAAAAAAATTGAAAATCCAATTTTATATAATTAACGAAAATTAATGCACCATTCTCTATGTAAATCAGGAGATATTTCTTCATTGCAGTATTTTGATGAAAATATTCCAACTGATTTGTGTTATGAATTAATAGAAAATGCAGTTGATTGTGATTACATTGATATTCTTTTTGAAAAGATCAATAAATTTTTTCCAGATTTAAACATTGATATTTCTATCAAAAAATTGTATATCAATTCAATGCGTCAAAATAACACAATTATAATTAAAAAAATAGAGCCAACCATCACTGATAAATTAGAAATCATAAAAATGATGACAAATAATGAAAATTTTAACGAGAATTTTTATTCTTATGAAAAATACATTCAAAAATATATTTTTAACTATTATGAATATGATTTGTCAATAGTCGTAAGAGATTTAATGTCAAGTAAAGTAAATTATGATATTTGTTGTGATGAAATAGAAAAAATAGGTTACAATGTTCTAAAGTATTTTTATGATAATTTTACAATACGTAATTTAAGTCTTCCGGTATATGATTCGAGTTGGATTATCCATTTATATTGTAGAGCATTTATGTTAGATAGACATAACACATGTGATATTTTAGGAAAAATTATTGATGAGTATCAACAATTCAACCTTAAAAATATTAAACTATTATGTCCTTTTTATTATAAATTTTACAAAAATGATATTGATGATTTAAATTGTTCAAAAAAGATAATAAAACAAATTTTCATATATAATGGCATTGTGAATTCATGGTTTCCGTATTTTAAATTAACAAAACAAATGTATGAAAAGTATATTATCAAATGTATATCCCATGCATATCCCATGCATATTTTTTAGAGAACGCTAAAATATTTCAAAATGAGGAACTAATTACATATATAAAATCAAAAATACCATCTCAAATAATTGAACCAACAACAAGAGGGTTTTTGGATTTATTTGAAGTATTCTCAAGAGATAATGAAAATGAACTTCATTATATAATTGACAATTATTGGAATTTTGCTAGACCCAAAACGTGGTTTGTGCGATTATATTGTCCATCAACAACTCATATTTCTGTCATAAAAAAATTATTTGTAAAACTAAATATTGTGACTGATTTAATGGAAAGACCTTTGACCAATGTTCAAGAAATATTAATTAGAAAAAAATATGGTCAAGATATTGGAGATTATATAATTGATACGGATAACAAAAAAAGATATTTGTATGACATGTCATATATAAAAAAATCAAACTGTTCAAAGTTATTTGAATTTTTGTCATCTATTGGATTATCTCAAGATTTGTTAGATTTTTTTGGAAAAAGTCAGTGGTATAAAGTTGATGATAGTAAAATTTCTTATTTAACAACAGAAAATTTGTTATCATTATTGGATAAGGAATTCAATATAAAATATTCACAAGAACTAAAAAGAAGAAATAAATTGAATATTATGAATTACATACTAAAAGATGAAATATGTATTAAGTGTAAAAAATATGGTTTCACATTTGGTCCATTCAAGTTGTGATTTATTTTATAGATTTATCTGATAAAAATATAAAAAATGATTTTTATGTTAAATAATTAATTAAAGTTTGCATGTAGATGATAAAAAATTGAAAATTTATTTTTTTATACAGTTTCATTATTATTATGTCATTTGATCAACTAATTGAAGGTTGCAAATTAGGAGATATCACATCGTTGCGTATTTATTTTGATGAAAATGTAACACCCAACATATGTCACCAATTGATTGAAAACACAAAAGACATTGATTATTTAGATTTTTTGATGAAAATGATAAATCAATATTTTCCAACATTAAATGTTGATTTTTCAATTAAAAGATTATATATTAATGCACTTCAACAGGAAAATCTTGATATTATTAAAAAAATTGAACCAAAAATAACCAATAAATTAGAAATTATCAATTTGATAACTAATGATGAAAACTATATTGATAATTTTAATTTTTATGAAAAATCAGTCCAAAAATACATTTATGAATATGTTCAAGATGATTTATGTAAAGTTATCACTGAATTAAATAGAAGCCAACGAAATCACCAAAATTATTGTGATACTGTCGAAAGTTTAGGTTATAATATTATCAAATATTTTTTGAATAATACCAAAAAAGTGAATTATTTAAAAAAAGAGTGGATATGTAACCTTTACATTAATGCGTATATGATTGATAGACAAAAAACATGTGATATTTTAGGTCAAATTTTAGATGATTACAATTGTTTCGACAATTTATATTTTAAAACATATAAAATGATTTGTCCGTATTATTACAAATTTTACAAAAATGATATTGATGATTTAGTTTGTTCCAAAAAAATTTTGAAATATATTTTTCACATCATTTTTGGAATTGACATACTTTGGTTTCCTCCAGTAAAAGTG